TCAACTTCAATCCGCAACTGGACAGCGATGAGACGTACGTCCGGTTTATCGAGCATACGCCTCCTGACACAGCCTTGATGGCCGCTAGTTGGAGAGATAACCCGTTCTTTCCCCAAAGGCTCAAGGAAGAACGGCAGACGTTATACGACCGTTGCAAAGCCTCTGGAAGCATGGAGGACTACGAGAACATCTACGAGGGCAAATGTAGAACCTCGGTTGACGGGGCTATTTACGCTTCAGAGATCAGGGAGGCCATCGAGCATAAGCGGATACGTCCGGTTCCCTATGACCCGATGTTGAAGGTTCACACGGTGTGGGACTTGGGCTTCAACGACAAGATGGTAATCCTGTTCGTTCAGAGATTGCTCAATCAGGTGATGGTGATCGACTTCATCGAGGATCATCTGAAGAAATACGACTGGTACGTAACCGAGATCAAGAACAAGAAATACAACCTCGGCAGAGCCTACCTTCCCCACGACGCGGGACATGAGTCTCCGTTACTCGCTCCAACCCCTGTTAAGACTTTGCAAGCTCTTGGCTTGGACGTAGCCGAACCCTTGATCCGTGAGGACATCGAGATCGGCATCAAGCGTGTGCGCCAGATGTTCGGGCGAATCTACTTCGATGATGTGAAGGCCAAGCCTTTAATCGACCATCTGAAGCGTTACCGGAGATCGATTCCGGTGACGACGAACGAACCTCAAAGTCCTTTGCACGACGACCACTCCCATTCGGCTGATGCTCTCAGATACCTCTGCATGTGCGTTGACCAGATGCGGAACGAGGACCGCGACAAGCCTCTCAAGTACGACGACCGGGGGATTGTGTGACGGTAGAGCAAGTATTTGCCTATCAATTGGCTACGCGAGAAACCTACCAGGAGGGGCATAGATACGTATGTCCGCTGGGCGTTGACAGGGCTGTAATGGGCCTGACTAAAGAACAGTGCGTTCGCAGTGCCGTGGTGGAAATAACTGGAAAACCCTGGAATGGATAATTCCATCCTCAACGCGATTGAGAACTACGAATCCAAAGCCACTCAAGGCGGTGAGCTTCAGGATTCCCGCGCTAAAGCTATGGATTACTACCTCGGCAGACCGTTTCAGAACGAGCGAGACGGTCGGTCTCAAGTCGTATCTCGTGACGTGTCGGATTCAATCGAGTGGATCAAGCCCGGACTGCTGAGAATCTTCACATCGGGTGACGATGTTGTGTCCTTCGCTCCCAAAGGCCCGGAGGACATTGAGCAAGCCCAGCAGGAGACGGATTACGTCAATCACGTCATCACGGAAAAGAACAACTGGTTCAACACCGCCTACGTGTGGTTTACAGACGCTCTCTTGCAGAAGAACGGATATGTAAAAACGTTCTGGGACGAACGGGAAGCAGTCGATAAGGAGCATTACAAGGGGTTGACTGATGATCAGTTGAAGATGATCTCGTTAGACCCTGAAGTCGATGTGATCGAGGACGAAGCGTTTCAGGTTATGTACAAGCAGCAGGTTCCGGGCCCGATGGGTCCGATGTTCATCGAAGTCCCGGTAACGCTTCACAACGTCACGGTGCAGAAGAAGAAGATGTACGGCTGTGCGAAGTATCTGCCGATTGCTCCTGAACGGACTTTAGTCTCCGTTCTACATCAGGAAGTTGATCTGGAGCACGCGGACTTTGTAGAGCACTGGGAATACAAGACGCTTTCGGACTTGAGAAGTGAAGGTTTTGAGATACCAGATGACATTGGAGACAACGAAGGCTCATCCCTGTCGGATTTGGAAGAACAGGCCAGAAACAGGTTCAACGAGGACATCCAGGACGATGGAGAGACTAACGACCCGTCGATGAAAAGGGTTAAAGCCAGAGAATGCTGGTTACGGTTCGACGAGGACGGGGACGGAATGGCCGAGCTTCGTCATTGCATGGTTGTAGGTCACACCGTGCTGTTGAACGAAGAAGCTGATTTCATTCCCATAGCCTGTGTTACCCCCCGGATGATGCCGCACCGTCATATTGGTATCTCGACGGCGGATGATTCGATGGACATTCAGTTGATCAAGTCCACCCTTCAGAGGGGATTCCTGGACAACCTCTACTTTGCCATCAACGGAGAAAAAGCAGTCGATAAGAACAAGGTGAATCTCGACGACATGATGACTTCCCGACCCCAGGGGATTAAACGAGTCGATGGAAACCCTCATGACGCAATCATGCAACTGACGAACTCGGGAGACTTTGGAGCTGTTCTACAAGGGATTCAGTACTTCGACATGGTTCGGCAGGAACGAACTGGGTCTAGTAAAAACGCGCAGCAGATCAGCCCAGATTCTCTGGCAAAGCTCCCCTCAGGAGTAGCGATTGCTCAGCTTCAGACTGCTCAACAGGCCATTGTCGAGTTGATAGCTCGGGTGTTTGCAGAGACGGGAGTTAAGAGCCTATTCCGGATGGTTCATGCACTGACGTTGAAGCACTCAACCCAGCAGGACGTTGTAAGACTCAGAAATAAGTGGGTGACGGTCAATCCAAGGGAGTGGAAAACCCGCACCGACATGACGATCTCCGTTGGATTGGGAACGGGTAACGCTGAGCAACGGATGATGATGCTCGAGCGGATACTCGGGATGCAGATGAACATGCTGCCTCTTGGGTTGGCCAATCCCAAGACGATAAGACACACCGCAGCGAAGTTTACCCAGGCTGCCGGCTTTAAGGACGTAGAAGCTTTCTGGCCGGACGCTGAGAAGATCCCGCCTCCGCAGCCTCCTCAACCTGACCCCATCAAGGTTGGGGAACTCAAGGTAAAGGCTTTCGAGGCCGAAACCAACCGTATGGGGGTCATGAAGCAGCAGGAACACCCGATGCTGGAATACAAAAAGGAAATGGACAAAGCGGGGCTTCAGAGACAGACGGATTTGGATAAAGCCCAGATCAGCCGGCAGACGGAGCTTGATAAGGCTCAGATCAACGCGAGTCTTAAGGACCGTGAACTGAAAACCCATGAAAACGAGGCCGACATGAGCAAGGAATCCGTAATACAGGTGCAACTGATGAAGGAATCTGCGGACAAGATTACTGAAGCAACGGGCGTAATGACACAGGCTGCAATGTCGATTGCCGAAGCCGCGCGGATGATGGCTCAGGCAGCCACTTCAGAGGAAGTTCTTGTCCGGGGTAAGGATGGAAAAGCCATTGGCAAGAAACGCGTACCAGCGGGAACATTAAATTGAAAACACTGATTGCACTGATGCTGCTGTCGTTCCCGGCTTTCGGGCAGGCTCCGGTTCAGCCGCAGAGCATTGGGGGCCTGGCAGAATTTGTAGAGTTCGACATTCGGTTTAAGGGTGTTGCTACAGCAACCAACCCCGCGCCAACGGTAAAACTCGCCTCTGCTGTCAAGTTTCCGACACTGGAAGGACAATATTTCCGGCATACCGAACCCTGCTGGAACAAGACTAGCGCATGTCCTGTCGTTGTTTCAGCCACCGTGCAGATATTCGTTCGCCTGCCGTGGATAGGAACTCGAACGAACGTCACCCGTTACCTGTTGTGTGCCGGAACCGAGTGCGCGATGCCCTCGTTCCAACCAATGACTGCAAAGCCGGGTGAAGGATTCCAGTTTGAATATGATCGGGTAAAAGCAGTCTGGAATGGCGTTCCAAGCGTCGTCTCCATGTCTGCTCTGCCCCCTCCACCGCCAGAGACCTGGCTCAAGTGTGCGGTTGAACACGAATTAAACGACTACTGTTATTTTTCAGGGAGGAGAGAAGTGCGTTATGGGACAACGCTCGCTACCGCGCCGACTAAGGTAGCAGAGAATGTGTTCGTATGCAGTAACGCCGGATGGGGTTCAGACCCCGCTCCTGGTAGTACCAAGACCTGCTGGTTTTCTGGTGTGACAACGACTGCTCCGGTGACTCTGCAATGATCAAAATGACAGAGCGCGAGAAGCAGGTACTTGAACTCCTCATCGTCGGACTCCGCGACAAGGACATCGCTCAGAAGCTCGGCGTATCAGATCGGACTGCCCAGCACCGTGCGACCAACGTATTGAACAAGCTCGGGGCTGACACCCGGTTTCAGGCTGGTTTTATTTACGGCCAGAGGACGACGCGCTGATGGCGAACTTTCCGTTCACCTGGTTCAATCTCTCCGACGGAGCAATCGGAGAATTGAACGCGACGATTGACGCTACGCAAACGTCTTTCGCGTCGAAGGCGGGACACGGAATAAAGTTTCCAAGCAGCGATTTCGTATTCAAGATCGAGAATGAGGTCATTCATTGCGCTACACGATCTACGGACACGTTTAGCTCCCTTACCCGAGGATACGACGGGAGCGCGGCTGCTGCTCACTCGGTAAATTCAAGCCTCTTTTTGACCGCTGGACGTTCGCTGTTTCAGAGGATGTACGACAACCTGATCGGACATACGCATCCGAAGGCGGACATCCCGGACTTCAGCCACAACCACGCCCAGGGCGATGTGACCAATCTGGTCTCGGACCTCGCTTCAAAACAGGCAACGAGCGAGAAAGGTGCTGTTAACGGATACGCAAGCCTTGACGGCACGGGCAAGGTGCCCTCAGCGCAGTTACCGGCAGGGGGTTCAGACCCGTTCCTATTCAAGGGCGCCTTGGCTGCGGACGCGGCAACGGGGGCGAATACAACTCCAATCAGTCTATCCGGCTTGGTGTTCACGTTCGTACCTAACGGTCGATACATCATCGACATCATCGGGGCGACGCGAGCCGCGGCGGCCACAACCGGAGGAGGGTTTCATCTGGATACGTCCGTCGCTGTTACGAGACAAGGTATGAGCCACGTAAACCAACTGGCGAACACCGGAACCCTGACAGGCGGCAGCAGCATCGCGGATGACGCCTCCGTTGGTGTTTCATCCGGTCGGCCAAGCATCAACACCGATACACCGGTCAGTGGCACGGGTTATTTGATTGCAGGGGCAAACGGGGGCACGGCCCAGCTCCGCTATCGCTCAGAAGTCGCGGCTGTTTCAACGGTAATGGCTGGCTTCATGATGCGAGTTATGCCGGTGCCGTAATGGCACTCGGAAACGAGCCTTTAGGAACGGACGCTTTAGGGACGCTCATGGCATTTCAGAATCTCGGCTGCGTTAGCGGAAACGTCATTTTCCCGACCCAGGTCTGGCAGGCGGGAGACAAGACGATTGGCCCCGTCGATTTACCAGATCGGTTGCGCGGTGGGCTGGTCTTGATTGATGTATCTCAAGTCACGGACTTGGCTACGGTCATTTCGTTTTCTATCGAAATGTCGTTCGATGCAGGACAGAATTTTTCCCCCCTGTTCACGGTAGGACTGTCTCTGCCTGAATCCGGCTACACGATAGCTGGTGGAGTGCTTGTTGATGGCGGCGGGGTTCCGGTGCGCGTTTACGGTTCGGCGTTCAAATTTCCATTACCGGGCCTGACGACACGGCAGATCAGGGGCGTGGTGTCCCTGAACATCCCGGCTTCGGTTGGCATGACGATCGTGGTGTACTGACATGGCTGCAGCTTTTGACGCAAAACCGACCGCTTACAATTCTTCTGATGGATTGAATCAGGAGGCGATAGGGGCGACCAGCGTCTCTGCTGCGTCTGGATTTACTATCGGCGCTTCGGCAACACTCCTTATCGGACAAATCGCGTTCGGAAATGGCGCAAACGTAGCCGCTCCGACCAACGTCACGATGACGTGGGACGGGGCTTCGATGACGCAGGAGATCATCACCAGCAGCACGTCGATGCCGGACACTGCTACTTCGGCGCAATTCTCAAAAGCCACTCCTGCTACTGGTGCCAAGACGCTCGCCGCAGCCTGGACCACCGCGCAAGACTGCTATCTGTCTGCCGCATCGTTTACCGGGGCGCAAATAGATGTAACAGGAACGACCAGCAACACGCAGGCGACCTCTCTGTCCATTAACACCACGAGCGACGGCGCGACAATCGCTTGTTTTGCGGTTAACGGTTCAACCCCGACAGTCAGTCAGACGAAGATTTGGGCTGAGGCACCGAACAATCCGGGTGGTGGTGGGAGCTACGCTATCGGAGGGTCTGGAACAAACGCGCACGGCTTTACCGGGGCCGGCGGAACCCGGCAGGTGATAACCGGGCTAAAGATCACTGCAACAGCGGGTAGTAGTAGCGTCGTCCCGGTCCTGATGCGTCAATACCGGCAGAGGTGGTCATGAGATTCCTGCGATCAAATACTGCCGTAATCGTAACCGTCGGCCCGTTCTACGACAAAACTGATGGTGTGACGATTGAGAATGCTCTTACGGCTACAAACGAGCGCATTACGCTGACGGCTGACACGGATGCAGGTTCTGCGCCAACCCTTATTCTGGACAACATCACTGGCGCTGCTGCTGCCACCTCTAACGATATTGTGGTAATCACTGGTGGTGACGCCGGGTTTTATCAGATGGAGCTTGCGGCGGCTGATACCAACAGGGTTGGCCGTATGTTCCTGTCGATCACTGACGCTGCGAATCACGTCCCGGTGTTCCATGAGTTTTTCGTACTGCCGCAAGCAATTTATGACTGGCTGACGGGGGTCATAGTACCGCTTCCAGCGAACGTGACCACCTGGCTCGGGACGGCTGCTGCGACTCCGACCGTAGCAGGAGTTCCGGAGGTTGATCTAACCCACGTTGCGGGGGCAACAACGAACGTATCCACCCTTGCAACCAGCGTGCAAACGATTGTAGGTGTAACTGCTGCGGTTATCGCCGATGCGGTTCTCGATGAGGATATGACCGCCCATCAGACTCAGGGGTCACTCGGTCAAGCGATTGGAGACCCGGCGGCGGACACCAATACGATATTCAAAGCGGTTGTTACCGATGCTGCTGGCGCTAACGTCGCGGCTGACATCGTCGCGGTAAAGGCAGAAACCGCCTCGATTCTCACAGACACAGCAGAGATTGGGGCTGCTGGTGCGGGGCTGACCAACATCGGCACTATTGCGACCGTTACCACGCTTACCAACAAGACTGGATTCTCGCTTGCTGCTACCGGACTTGATGCAATCGGTGCCGCTGCAACAGGCGTGCAGGCGATTGTTGATGCGGTGTGGGACGAAGATGTGGACACAGGACACCAGACCGCAGGGACTGCGGGTAAGAAGCTGGACGATGCCGGAGCGGCTGCGGACCCGTGGGCTACGGCGGTTCCTGGAGCCTATGGAGCGGGCACAGCCGGTAGCAGGCTCGGCAAACTGCCTGATGTGACGGCTGGGGCTGCAGGTGGTGTATTCATCGCTGGAGCGAATGCAGCAACCTCGATCACCACAGCACTGACCGCCAACGTCATCGGAAACGTGACCGGGAACCTCTCCGGAAGCGTGGGAAGCGTAACAGGAGCTGTCGGTAGTGTCACCGGAGCGGTTGGCAGTGTGACGGGCGCGGTAGGCTCGGTAACGGGTGCAGTAGGAAGTGTAACCGGGGCTGTGGGTTCGGTAGCCGGAAACGTTGATGGAAACGTGACGGGTACGGTAGCCGGTGTAACGCCTTCAACTGCTGCGCAGGTTGCTGCTGTTCTGACGACAGCTATAACAGAATCCTACCGGGCGAACGGTGCGGCTCCCACGCTTGCACAGTTCATGTCAGAAGTGATCGCTCATCTTGGCGAATCCGCTATTTCAGGGACTACCAAGACCATCAGCAAGCTGGACCACGTAACGGCGGCTGAGACGTTCACGTTGGATGACGCAAGTACTCCAAGCTCGATAACGAGGGCGACTTGATGTGTCTATCTCAACCGTCATCACGCTGGGATACGGGTCTTTCGGGACCGAGAGTTTCGTTATCACGCTCGGGTATGGAACCTCGGGAGTTACCCCAACCCCTGTACCTACGCCTACCCAGGACGTTGGGGCCGGACGGGGACGCGGCGGACGCAAGAAGCGCATCCGTATTCGCTTCAGGATCAACGGAGAAGAAGTCGAGGCCAACTCCCTGGAGGCTGTGCTTGAAATCATCAAAGAGGCCAAGAAGGAAATACCCGACCTCGCCAGAGAGAAAGCGCAGGATATCGTACTGCGTGGCGTCAAGCTTGGCACGGTCAAAAAGGAAGACCGGATCGAGGTTGTCAGTGCGCCGGCAGAAGTTAGGTCGGTTATCGAAGATCGGATAAGGGAAATGGAGTGGTTCTACTGGGCTCGGATTAACTCAGCGATGAAACAACTAGAGGACGAGGAAGAGGACGTATGGATTCTCCTGTAAACCTGCACCTGGAACTGGATCGTGGAGCGAAGGCTGAACACCTGTTGAGGAACGAGCTGTATGTCGAGTGCATGGGGAAAGTTCGCCAGGGTATCTACGAGAAGTTTTCGACCTCCCCCGTTGGAGACAAGGACGGGCAGCACGAACTGCGGTTGATGCTGAAGTGCCTGGACGATGTTGAGGGCAATATTCGTGAAATAGCGATGACGGGAAAGCTTGCAGCAAAGCAGATCGAGGAAGAAAGAACGTTGAAGGAACGGGCCAAATCAGCCATTCACGCATTCAGGAGATAGAACATGGAAATCGCACAGAACAGCCCTTCAAACGCACCGGCACCCGGTCAGGCCTCGATTGAGGACCGTTTGATGTCCCACATCGACAAGGTGATCAAACAGCCCCTGAGGACTCAGGACGAGACCTACGTCAAGCACGAACCGACGCAGGAGGGGAAGGTTGAGGAGACGCCTGAACCTGTTGCTGAGACTGCCGAGGCCGCTGAACCGGCCAAGACCGAACCGGAACATTACGAATTCGAGTTCAACGGGGCCAAGTATCAAGTGCCCCCAGAATTGAAGGAACTGCACGAAGGGTACCAAAGACAACAGGATTACACGAAGAAAACGCAGGAAACCGCCGAGATGCGACGGTCTGCGGAACTCATGATGCAACAAGCCAATACCCAAATGGCACTGCGTCAGGCGCTGGAGCCTCACCTCGAGGAACTGATCGTAGTCAACAAGCAACTGAAGCTCTACCAGCAAGTTGACTGGAACCAGTTGACCAACAGTGATGCACAAGAAGCGCAAAAGCACTTTATGGCGTATCAGCAACTGAAAGACAGAAAAGCGGGCATCGAGGGCGACATGCACAAAGCCGCCAATGATCACGTTCAGAAGTTGAACGAAACCCGCCAGAAGCTCAAGACCGAGGGCGACAAAATCCTCACCCAGAAGGTGAAGGGCTGGAACCCGGAAAAGTCAAAGGCTCTGTCCGACTTCGCTACCAAGACCTACGGGTTTTCGGATAACGAAGTCTCGCAGTGGACTGACCCGCGCGTGATGCAACTGGTGAACGATGCCAACGAATGGCACGCTTTTCAGGCTGCAAAACCCAAGGCTGAAGTAAAAGTACCTTCCAAAACGCTGCGTCCCAATGCGTCCGACGGACGGGACGGGAAATCAACCCGTATCGCGGAAATCAAGCGCGACATCCGATCCGCCAAGACCGACACGGACAAGGCAAAGAACATACAGCGACTCCTGGAGCAAAAGCTCGGATAGCTGAAAGGAAAACATGACTGCGATCGCAGGAACAACTGAAACATACGACCTATCAACGAGTATCCGCGAGGATCTCGAAGATACCATCTGGGACTTGTTCCCGATGGACACTTGGGCGCTGACCAACCTTGACAAGGTTAAGGCCATCTCCACAAGCCACAACTGGCTTGCAGACTCTCTGGACGCTGCGACGCTCAACGCGCAGGTAGACGGGGATGACGCGAGCTACGCAACGGTTACGGCCCCGGTGCGCTACGACAACGACCTCCAGATTACCCGCAAGACGTTCCTGATCTCAGGCTCGCTCGAAGCGGTGACCCTAGCTGGTCGCAAGTCTGAAATCGCCCGTCAGGCGATGAAGAAGATGCGGGAACTGAAGCGCGACATAGAAAAAGCCATCGTCGGGAACCAGGCTGCTTGTGCCGGTTCGCAGACGGTAGGCCGCCAGTCCGCAGGTATGGAATCGTGGATTGCCTCAACTGACCACGGCGGTAACGGTCAGAGGGGAACCACGACTAACGCCGGTTCCACCATCGGTTACTCCTCGGGTACGGTCTCGGCCCCGACCGATGGCGCTTCACTCGGTGGTCTTTCTCAAACATCGTTCAACCAGATGCTTCAAGACGCCTGGACTGACGGTGGAGACCCGAGAGTGATTCTCACGAACGCTCTGTACAAAGCGGCAATCGACAACTTCACTTCTCAAGCCACCCGGTTTGTAGACGTGGACAAAGCAGGAGAAATGCCGATCCTGACTGCGGCCAACGTTTACGTCTCGGACTTCGGGAAGCACATGGTTGTTCTGAACCGCTACGTGAGAAACACCGCACCTGGAGTGGTGCTGGGGATTGACCCGGACTACTGGGCTACAGCGTGGCTACGGAGACCGGGTATCGAGAGTCTGGCGAAAACGGGCGACGGGGAGAAACGCATGATCATCTGCGAATGGTGCCTTGTCGCACGTAACCCGGATTCCTCGGGCAAGGTCTCAGGGCTGACGTAACAAGGACAGGCGGGGGGCTAATAAGCCCTCGC